AAGGGCAAGTACAGTCTCCATATCTTTCTACTCGGATGTGTTTTTTGGAATTTTAAACAAGAGACCACGGAATCCATTGATTACGTCATCTGGAATTCGCTCTTTCATAGGAATTTCCATTAAACACGCTTGGTGGAAATACAAACAATACATTCCACATTCAGAATCCTTGAATTGATGACGTGTGGCATTAAAGGTCATTTTCATAGGTTTAGATTTGCCTGTAGCGTCCCATTGAGACTTCCATCGTCTCATTAACTTTTTGATTTCAGGTTCTGGTTGGTGAGCATATGAATCAAAATAGGTGATGCGTGGATACTCTAATTGTGGTCGAATATCACAGAACAAGGCAATCCAATGTTCACCTGGACCATCGTGTGGATCCGTATTGAAAACAATACCAATTTGGTCATATTTCTTTGAGAGATCGACAAGATTCATTGAACATAATGCACTTACAATACATTGATTGGTTTCCGATTTCAAATCAAAGTCAATCGGAATACATCCTACGAAAAAGTATTTGGGAAACAAGTTTGTAAAGTTCTTTTCAACACGATCAATGTCATCTGAGGATAACCATTCATATCGGTTCACAGACCATTCTTTAGGTGCCTTGGGTCTCTTCATCAGAGATGTGACAATACATTCTGCTGAACCTGTTACACATTGGTCTTGAAGACGATGTTGAATATTCGTCCACATTTCTTCAGAGGTTCCTTTTGGAACAGGGGATTCCTTGGGATGTTCTTTGTTATACACTACACGGAGTCGTTCAATTTCTTCAATATCCAACCAAGACATTCCTTATTTAAAATGGAATACTATTAAGTTAAGAAAGACTACCTCATACCATGGATGCCCTTAAACCCATTCTCTCAGCATATGCTGAAGTTACCCGCAAACTCAATGAAGTCAACGCTCGTGCATCCGAACTTCGTGATGACCGAAGAACCGTTGAACTAGACTTGGCAGCATTATATGCTACCTCTCGTGAAGCCTTACCTGACAAGATTAATCTTGCGACTTCAGGTATGACTTTTGCTGTTAAATATCCAAATCAGTGGAAAAAGGGTTGGACGCTTTCCAAGAAGGAATTGAAAGCGTATTTAGATGAATTGATTCCTCAAAAAAGTGAAGAGTTGATGCTTGAAATTGTTAAAAGACAAGAGGAGAAGATGGTGGAAAGTGATTACGGTTTTGAGCTTAAAGTTGCGACAAAGCGAGATTGAGAGTCATTCTTAAGACTTTCTTCAATCTCCTTTAGAGTTTGCTGAATTTCTGCGAGTTGTTGTTTAGCTTGGTCCAAACTTTGATGGGGAAGGAACCCTTTTTGGATACGCGAAATCGTGCACACCAACGAACCATTCGTGCTCAAGAGACGGGTAGCCAGGGTATGTAAAGGCTTCACCATCAACGTGATATGATACTCAACAACACAATATTTTTAAATCCCATCATCTTCCCGCTGAAGGAAGTAGGCATGAAGTTTCTCCGACATTCCACGAACACTGAATTCCAATACACCATGCCAGTTGGGTCGCATGATGGTTCGTACATCTCGGATTCCATCTAAGATTGCATGGCGATCAACATATCTGCGATTCACATGAGTACCATGCCATAGGTGATAGACAGACCCAGAAATACATGAGATTCGAGGTTTTGGAAGACTACAAAACTCTTTGAATGCTGGAACTAGAGCAGGTTTGAGATACGTTGCTGGAAACTTGACATCTAACCATGCTGCTGCGGAAAGTGTATCTCCACTTCCTGTAATTCCATATTCAAAGAATCCTACTTTGCGAAACCATTTGCGACGGAATGCCCACGCAAATCCTGGATGAAACTTATGATCGAAGTTTTGTTTACGATTCATGTAGAGAACGGATGACCGTTCTTGCATGATTTTTGTATACGTGATGTCCATCCAGACTGCTGATGTAAACGGTTGAACTACATCATTTTTATTCAAGGCATCTGAGACTTCACAATACCAGTGAGGATTGCCAAAGATGATATCAGCATCTAAGAACAAGACTTTTGAAAACCACCAAGGAATCCTAGATTCAAGAATGGTACAGAGATTCTCCTTGTGGAACAGGATCGATTTACTCCACACATGAAACGCATCGGCAATTTCAGGTTCTTGCTTATCAAACACCAACTCCAAAGTGTAATAGGGAATATTTGCGAGTTTGAGTTTTTCAATTGTATAAAAATAGTTCATCACCATACGTTTGGATTTGGCAGGATTGAAGAATACTAAACCAACAGCCATGTCGCATTTCCATGGAGTGTTATACCGGACATTTGAGAGTTCAATCGGTTGAGCAGAATGTTGTTTAGGTAAAGGATCTGGTTCTTCTGTGTATGCCATGGACTGAGCAGCTCCCATTGTGTAGAAAAACGGATAAAAGATTGGATAGAAACTACAATTCATAATGACCGATGTATACTCACCCTACAATGCCCGTAATCGATTCTTTACAGAGAAGGATATCCACCGTATATTGCATCGCCATGGTTTGCCTCATTATCGTGTTTCAAATGCAAGAGTCTTTCAAACCGCAATGGTTCATACCACATATGTCAAACGATCTGAATACACTACACCCGATGGACGACCGGCGTCTCTTGCTCCGTGTCCCTCTGGTGTCATGCCCCTCCAAGATGAATCGTACGAATGCCTCGAGTTTGAAGGTGATTCCGTGCTCGGAGTCTGTGTTGCAACCTATCTACGACGTAAATACCCTGACAAGAAGCAGGGTTTTCTCACAGACGCTCGCAAGGAACTTGTTAATAACGAGCGAATCGGAGCCTTATGTCAAAAAGTCGGACTGGATACATTCTATGTCATTTCTAGGCACAACGAGGAGTCTGTGGCTATTAATGGACGACGAAACATTCAGAAACTGGGAGACATATTTGAAGCTTTTATTGGTGCGCTATGGACAGATTGTGGAAACCGATTTAACATTGTCTACTCATTCGTCACCAACGTTCTGGAAGCCTATTTGGACATCCAGGATGTTGTCACTACTATCACCAACTACAAGGATATCTTTCAGAAGTATTGCCAGCGTGAGTTTGCGACAACTCCTACGTATACGATGATAGACTCCAATGATCCTTTGATTCGGGTCACAATTGTTCTCAAAGGAAAAACGTTAAAAGAAACGGGTGAAGGAACCACTCGTAAGAAAGCAGAACAGATGGCAGCAAAACAAGCACTTGAAGGATTCGGAGTTACTTTCGCTTCTGCGTAGTGACTCTAGCATTACGTCCACATTTGAATCGTTTGAGTGTTCGCCCTCGTGTCCATAATACAGATTTAACACAGACCGCGATGGGTCCTTTTTCATTGTTAAACGTTTGCTTGACTTTCTTGATACACTTACAGAACCTTCTTGTTTGATTGAGTCTTGCCATTGTGTCAAACTCAGAAGAATATATCCTCGCAAAGAATAAACATAATGGGCGGTGGTCTTCTACAACTCGTTGCTTATGGTGCTCAGGATGCGTATATCACTGGAAATCCTCACATTACCTTCTGGAAGGTTCTCTACAAGCGTCATACGAACTTTGCCATGGAGGCATTCCGTGTGAACTTCACGGGTGCCCCTCAGTATGGTCAACGTGTCGTTGCTGTCATCAACCGCAATGCGGACTTGATGTACAAGACCTATTTGGAGGTCCAACTCCCAGACACATACAGTGCAGCAGATGGTTCAGGTGTCAAGTGGACTGGTGCTTATGAACGTCGTCTTGGATACCAACTCCTCAAGAAGATTGAGGTTGAGATTGGTGGACAGATCATTGACACTCACTATGGTGAATGGTTGTTCTTGTGGGAGAACTTGACCTCTGGATTTGATAACTCTGTCAAGTTAGACAGCATGACAGGTGGTTACCTCGGAGGCACGGAGACCAGTGCAGTCTCTTGCGGAGGTCGCCCAGCAGTCTTGTATATCCCTCTTCAGTTCTGGTTCTGCCGAAACCCAGGTCTTGCGTTGCCATTGATTGCCCTCCAGTACCACGAGGTTCGCATCAATGTAACATTGAACCCTGCAACTGATTTGGTGTCTGGAACTCCTGGAACTGCTGGAAGTGTTTCAACTGCAGCATCAAAGTTGCCTCAATTGAAGGACATGTCACTCTATGTCGATTATGTATACTTGGATGTGGATGAGCGTCGCCGATTTGCTCAACAGTCTCATGAGTATTTGATTGACCAACTCCAGTTTGGTCTTCAACAGACACTCACAACTGCAAGTGCACGTATTGACTTGACATTGAATCACCCTGTCAAGGAATTGGTATGGGTGTTCCAAGATGCCCGTAAGACAGATTGTGGATCTGACTTGACCAAGAACATGGGATTCACTCAACCCTTTAGTTACGATGACATTGTTAATCGCGCCCGTCTTCAAATCAACGGTCAGGATCGATTTGATGAGCGATATGGTGACTATTTCTGGAAGGTTCAACCTTACCAACACCACACAGGAGGTGCTTTCTGGCCAATTCGTGCACAGGTGACAGCACCAACAGCATCAACTGTAACATCTACATGTAGTGTTACTGGAGATGTACTCACTTCAGGCGCTGTATCTGCAGGAACAAACTCACCACCACCTTACATAGTTGAGGGTGCAACTGTTTCAGGAACAGGTATTGCTCCAGGAACTATTATTACTGCATTTGGAACTGGTTCGGGTGGTGCAGGAACCTATCAGCTCAGCGAACCTGCTACTATAGATGGTACAGGTCTAAGCATTACATTCACGCTACCTAACGTTAACTATGCTCCTCATAGCAACCCAATCAACGTGTATTCATTCGCACTCCAACCTGAGGAACATCAACCAAGTGGAACCTGTAACTTTTCACGCATTGACACAACCACTCTTGTGTTTGATAGCATTGCTACTGCGGGTATTGCAAAACCCACTAAGTCAACACCCTTCAACTTCCGTATATACGCAGTCAACTACAACATCTTCCGTGTGATGTCTGGAATGGGTGGACTTGCATACAGCAACTAAGAAGGCAAAACATGATCAATAACAACCTTGAGGTCCTTTAGTTCCGACTTCAGTTTTTCCAAATATAAAATAGCATCCATGTGCTCCTCTTGTGCATGAACAATCCACTCAAGGATAGAAAGGTCCTTACGATCAAGGTCCGTTCCATACTTTGCTTTTCCAAACTCAGACCGTTTCTTAAACTTCTCAATTACGGCGGTTACAATGCTGTCCATTTTATAAGTAAGAGTGTCAATGCTGAAAATAGCAGTTGTTCTTTTTGTGATCGCAATTGTCTTGTGGATTCTTTCAAATCCTCAAACCTATTTTAGAAAAGAGTCTCCAACTACACGTTTGTATTCGGAAGGCACCCGTGAAGTCCTAAGGTCTGCTGCAACATTATCGGCGCCAGCTGACCCTTCCCAGGACATTTTGCGTGGTCATGACCAAGGATATGACCGATTTCATGTGAGATAACATACTGACGATATCCATCTAAATCTTGACCACTCTTTGCAGAACCATGTTTCCAGTTATCAGCATTGATTCTCACTTCATGTCCTCCTAACTCTGCGCACGATAAGGTGTCTGAACACCCTACCTTGCGAAGACCTGCCTTTGATGTAAGATGAATCCTAACTTGAGGATTCTTTTTCACTTGAAAAAAACGATAGCCTTTAGATTCCCATCCATTTGGATCCGCTAAGCAGATCGCTACATCTCTTGCAAAGTCTGTTAACGAAAAATCCACATTGGGATCTACGACCACACTATAGGTGATACGCTTCATTGATTTCAAGTATTATTTTTAATCCACCTCCAGATGCTTCATCAAGGTATCCATGATTAATGATTTAGTTTTGTGAGATATGCCTTTATGATCTAATACACATGCCACCCATCCTCCATTATCCCAAATCAATTCAAGTAAGAGTTCAACATCTTCCGTTTGATTCAATCGTATCACCCATCTATAAAACTCTTTTGTGATTTCATACTTCATATCAGGAAAGTTCAGTTCAGTTAAAACTTTATAAACAGTTTGGTCCATTGTATACTGACTTACCAGTATCAAAAAAACTAATCCATTTTAAAGACTAAATGTACTTCCTCTTTGAAGCTGTTCTTGTTGGTTTGTTGTTATTGCCTATCTTTTGGGTCGCTGAAAAAGCAGGATTATCAAAGTGGATCACAGTGTTCCTTGCAGGTGCATTGTTTCACATTACTGCAGAGTTGACTGGAATTAACCGAGCTTATGTTCTGACAAAACACTAACAAGTTCATCATAACTTCCATAACCATACCCGCATAAATGACCTATAAAACGATCACGC